CACGTTCTCTGGTTGATCAAAACGCTGAAATTTGACCTTTACCTTCTCGTGGTACGATTCATCGGGAACCTTGATAGGATACACAGGTTGTGCGTGTTTATCGAACTGGCGGGCCTTTCTAAGCGCAATGCGCGCATGTCTATTCCATGTATCAAAATCCTCTAAGGTTTTGATCTCAAAACTATCAAAATCGAAAGCGTTTTCAGTCGGGACAGACTGATCAGTAGAAATATTTTTAATTTGTGGCTTCATAATCTCCTTGAGTTAATCCCCTGCTCGAAAGCAGGGGTGATTGTTTAAGCGACGCCGATGTTGAAATAGGAGTTGAACTTCGATGCTACGAAGTAGATGATGTCGTTATTGTTACCCATGACGGCAGTGCCAAGGGTTAATGCGTACACTGGTTGTGAATTAACAATGCCTAGGCTTGGACCTTCAAGAGTGGCTTGACCACCTGAAGTGTAAGTACCTAGGTTGTTAACCGGAACGCCGTATACATCGTAAAGTGATGCAGTTGTAGAGCTTAGAACATTAACGACGTATTCGTAGTTGTTAAGGATCGAACCTACTGCTCCATTTAATTGAGTGATGATAATGCGTGTACTTCCGGATACCCAACCAGCAGTTGACGGAACAGTGATAATGCAAGGAATCCCAGCCGCAGTTGTGCTGACGCCAGTAATCGCTTGCTGTTCAGCAACAAACCCGGAAGGTGTGTTGTTGATAGTTACACCATTAGTTGCCTCAAGAGTAGAGGTTAGAGTAGTAGTCCCGCGGTTGATAATAAGACCATTACCGGATGGAAAATTTCTAAACCACACACCCTGAAGATTGTTCGTATCTGTGCCGAACTTGGTGTAGTTATACCACTCAAGTTTATCGGCCTGCCATGGAAGCACTAAGTTGTAAGCCGCTCCAGCAGACTGTAAATAGCCTCCGAAGGTGTTAGTCACCTGTGAAAACTCTCGTGTACCTGCATAAAGCAGGTTTGAATTATAAACTGTTGCTGTCATAACACCTCCTTATCGTGTGCAGCGCATGTTGATGACCCAGCTATCGTCAAGAATGACCGCACCTAGACGGCCTTTCCAACCCATAGTTTGTCTTTGGTTCAACGGATCCTGTCCAGCACCTAAAGGCTTGATTATCATCTCCATAGACTGATCATCTATGGTAATGCGACCATAAGCATTAGCTGCGAAAAGGAAGTTAGAGTACACGGCAGGAGACACTGTTGTGTCTTTATACGCTTGAGATGTCTTGACAAGGCGAACCTCATCACATGATCCGAACTCGGATTCAAGCACACTCATTTGTCGGGGATAATCGGCTGTAGGGAGAAAATTAGACAGGTTCTTGAAGTCAGTTCTCAGGTCTGTGTGGATGATCATCCAATAGGCTGCCCATACTGGCGCTGTACCGAATGCATTGACCCCTTCTATATTCGGGGACATTTTTTTGCCATTGTTACCTTCTAGGTAATCCACAGCAAGTTCTAAGTCTGTAGTCGTGGGCTCAGTTATCGCATTTCCATTGACTCCGTTTAGGCAGTCGATTTGCGAACTTGTGGCCTGTAACATATTACGAATTATTTTATCGTAGGTAGAATGCATGTTCTGCGCGAGCATGTCTGCGACTTCATTTGCGGTTTGATCCTGGACAGTGACTATAATGTCATCTGACAGTTCGACTATTTTTCCGTATTGACTTACAACCGCGGTTATGTCAAACTTGGTAACTTGCTCTGCACTTGGGGTTACACCTTCAGTTAACGGAGTCAAACTATCAGCTAAGTTATCAAAACGACGGAAGATCGCATTCTTTGAGTTCTTCTGCGGTATCCTACGCTCTTGGGCAAAGTACCCGTGGACGTAGTATGGCATGTGTCTATCCAGAAGGATATTATCGAAAAACAGATTGACCTCTGGGTCAACTGTAGTCGTGGTAGTTGTTCCTGCAACCATATATGGGCACTCCTATTAGAGTTCCCCTCGCATAACCTTTTGTCTATATTCTCTAAATGCGGGTGTTCCTTGAATGCTTTTAAGGTAAGCGCTATTGCTTGTAGGCGCAGCCTTTGCCACCGTGATAGGTGAGCCGGGCTTATTAGCATTAGCGACAATCTTTGCGCCTTCATTTCCTGTTGCATAGTTCTTTTTAGTTTCTACTAGGTGTTGATAGTCTTCTACAATCTCAGCCGCGCGTGCATACCGGTTTTCCGAAGATTTAATCGAATCGGCTAGCCAGGGCTTTTTTTCTAAAATTTGATCTAAATACTTTTTTACTTGAGCCATTGCCTTAGGGTTCATGTCTTTATAAACTTCTTCGCGGATCTCACGTTTAGTAAGTGCTTGCTGTGACTTGAATTCCTTCATGTCCAACAGGCGTTCCGGATCTTCGTCCTCTTCTAAAACTTGCGCTTCATTCTCAGACTTCATCCTTTCTATGTAATCCGCGTATAGTCTATTCTGTGCTTCAAGATCTTGACGCTTACGGCGTTCCGCTTGAAGTGCAGTAAGTGGAACCTGTTTCGGTTCACTTGAGACTTCTTCTTCAGCTACATCGATACTTTCCTCGGAGACAGGCTGTTCGATGATTTCTGACTCTTCTTGTTCTTCCATTTTCAACTCCCGTTAGTGTAAACTGCCGAGCTCCGGCAGAGAGATAAGAGCGCCATTCTTGCTGGCGACGCAGATAGTTTTTCCCAATGTAGGGAAGTGCAACATGTCCCCCGGGTACATCACCCAGAGCAATGTCTTAACGCCTCGTCTGTTGTCTACCTCATAGACGAAGCTTTCTCGCACCAATCCCGGCTTCTCATCGCAAGCCTCAAGGAAAGGTTTGACTATTTGTTTTCTTCCGATTTTTTCTTTACTAGCCTTGCCCAAAATCCAGTATAGATCTTTTGAAGAGTTTGCATTTAAGATTCTCTCCATAAGTACGTTGAAGTGGTCAGTGACTCCTCCCAGTGCTTCCTTGTGCAAGCGCTCTTTCTCTTGGGCAGGTAGTATTAGCATCCGGACTGTCCTCTTAAGTTTTCTTTCATTGCTTGCTTTCTGATTTCACTTTGCATTTTCTGCATGTCGGCATTCTGCCCACCGTAACCAGACGCACTAGGAATGCTCGAACCTTTTCGAGGTACTGATAAGGGATTAGACTTATGGCCATACTCGCCATATGCCGCACGTCCCGCGTTCCCTTTTGGAGGGCTATAGCCTGTTTCATTGCCATACCCTTGCATGTATTCCATGCCTTTACCTTTCATAAATCCTCCTATTCGGATTTAAGTTGTTTTGCTTTCTGCATGTCTCTGTCGAGCTGCTTTTCTATACGTGCCTCGTGCGCGATCTGTAGTTCTTTAGCTACATTGATCACATCCATAAAGGATTTCCTGTCGAGGTCTTGAATCTCCTTGGCCGTCTTCGCGTTATCAAGGAGTGCTTTCGCATAATTCTGTTCGCCTTCTGAAATACGTTCTTTTGCCAAACCGATGTCGGCAAGAACGCGGGCACGCCTTTCTTCTGCAAGTGCAAGGTTCTCTTCTGTCTGAGAAATAGCCAGGCGTCGAGAGATTGCTTCGTCTTCCTGCTCTTGCTCTGCTGCTTGTTCTTGCATCTGTTGTTGTTTCGCCAAGATCTCGCGCAACTTGGTGCTTCCTTGAATCGGAGCTGCTTCTAGCACGGCATCCCAAGGGATTGGCGCACCAAGTTCGAGAAGTTGGAGGAGTTGGTAGTAGTAAGCTTCGCGCTGTGTAGGCGTCTTAACTGCCTGCTTAATAGCGCAATCGTATTCTTGAAATTCTCCGGAGAAGAATTGCTCAGTAGGCTCTCTTCCCGTCATCCGGAAAATCTTACCAGGCGTGAAGTTCTTTTGAATTGCTTCAAGGACTAAGCGCCCTACTTGCTTTTTGGTATATTCATAATTATCGAAAAGGCCGCGATTGCCTTTAAGGCCGTTTGAAGTGCGAACCTCGGCGAGCTTTCCCGATACCTGAGAGTCTCCAACGCTAGATAGACCCAGTAATTCTTCACTGGCTCCGGGGATCTCCATAATGTTTTTGTCCATGATGTCTTGGTATTGCAAGTATCCTGGAGGGATTTGGGGAGGGAGGATTTCTCTGAGATCTGAGTTAACATCATAACCTTCATTTACAACTACTTGACGACCTGCACCGGCTTGCATAAGCATCTGAGGATCAAGTACAGCACCATTCTTACTAATCCATCCGGTATTAATTACGGATTCCATTAAATCGATTATCTGCGAGTGACGTCTGTTATATTGGCGTTGTGCATCAACTATACAGCGGACTATGCCCTGTATCTTCAACTCGTACGTGTCGATTAACGGTTCAAAATATCCTAGCATTAAAGCGAAAGGGAACGTCGATACGTTTGTAGGGTCAGCACCTTCGTAGAGCAATCTACCTCCAACAATAACGCTGTATTGTACTGTCAGCTTATGGGAGTTAATCAACTGTAAGTGTGGAGTTTCAATAAGAGCTTCTTTAAGGTATTTCTCTTCTTTCCGCGTCCCGTTCCACTCAGTAGTAACACCTGTTTCAGTATCCACTAAGTACTTCTGCTCCACATTCTTACGAACCCAGTACTCGTCATAGGTGAGAAGATTCTTAGCGATGTACGTGGAATTGTATTGCCTGTAAATACCGAGATATTGATACTTGTTATCTCTGATCCCTGTAGGAATGTTATCGATGACTTCCGGATCAATAAAAGGAAGTAAAGCCTTTACCTGTTCTCTCGAAAGCAATTGACGCGTTGATGCTTGGTCGCAATCTCCGAGATCCCTTCGTGTATAGTAGGGATCAAGCATCAGCGCGTTAAATGGTCGCCAGAAGAATTTGATGTCTCCGCAGACTTTATCCTTGGAGTAGTCCATGTAGATGCCTATGATGGCCAACCCAGTCTTAAGCATATGCTCGAAAGCTTCCGAACATATGTAATCGAAGTCGCCCTTTTCATAGACTTGGTACATAACATCGGACAGTAGATCAGCAGTTTCTACATCGGCATCTTCCACCGGCGTGCAAACGGTAGCCATGCGATTCTCGCGCTCATATCCGGAATACAGGTTAACGACACGACGGATCTTATTAAGCTCAAGAACCATCCTGTTTTGTTTAAGGAGTTTCTGCTTTTCAAGGTTAGTCCAGTTATCCCCCGCGTACGCGCGAAGATCACGGTATTGAGCAGCATAGAGGACACCCCATGTGCGCCATGCATCATAGTAAAACTGTTGCCACTTGAATAGTGTGCCTCCACCTTGGTAGGTAGATTGGCCGGTGTATGTCATGAGTGAACTTGATAATGGTTACAAATATTCCCGGCGAAGTTGCGCCCAAAGCTCTGCACTCATTCCCGCTCCATTTGTCAGTTTTGCGATTGATTCAGCCGCGTAAATCAATGCTTTCGTTCCATGTGAAGCCCAGTTGTGAAGGGACTTATCCCTATAGCATCCCATCTTATCGTTCCATTCCTTCCGGAACGCCTCGACTGCGCGTATGCCTCCTGCGCACCTGTGTTGATCGAAAAACATGCGGTTCAATGTGCTTCTGAGGCACTCAATACCGAACTGCTCATTTTGATCACGCGCAAGGACATCGATCTTAAGACCTGCTTCAATGAAGTAGTCCGCGTAGCATTTGCCGGAACCTTTCTCTCTAGCTTTAGCATCATGAGGCAAGATGTGCCTGTCAATGACGTATGGTCTTGTCTTTAACCACTTTATATAATGCGCAGCACTTTCATCGCAACTTTCGTAGTAATCGATACAATGTATCTCCTTACCCACGAGTTGATAGATCCAGATTGCGCAATTATCGCCAATACCGATATCGGCAGCGCTGTACGTCTTTGCATGCTCGGATGGAGGTAGATGACATATGCGATGCTCTTGACGCGCTAAGGACATGTTCTTTGCAAAATAGAAGCCTTCATGCGCAGACTCGAATGCTTCCTCGGGAGTACTTGGGTACTCGCGTTTCATGTACTCGCCTTGCGTGAGCGACTTCTTGTAGTACCATGCCTTTTGACCGTCAGTAAGTTCTATGCCTTTAGATTGAAGATCTTTGAAGTAAAGCTCCATGTCTTTCGGGATGATAACATCCTTAGGATCTATGGAATATTCCGGATGTTGCCACCAGGAGAAAAACCATAGCTTCCAGTCAAGATTTCCCAGCGGTGTACCGAGATCTTTAATTTCTTGAGCGCGTTTACATAGTTCAAAAAAGTGTCCCTCTCTTCCGCGAGCTGTCGACTCAATACAGATAAACTGTCCTGCTTGAACAGCATTGAGCGCACCGGAAATAATCTCGTTAGCTTTAGAAGGGTTTTCCTGACAAATCTTGGCAAACTCGGTGATATGTAAGAGTTGGAGAGTTCCACCTCGCAAACTCGTCGCAACCCTAAATACCGAACCGTTCTGGAAACGCATTTCATGTACGTTATCCCGGTGCGCAGGGCAGAGATCTCTAACGAACTGAGGCAAGTTGTCATAAGCGAATTTAACCTTATCAATGAATATCTCACGAGCAATAGGCTTGCTATCAGCTACAATAGCGGCATTCACGTTATTGTTCCATAAGCATGCATCTAGAAATAAAAGTGCATGGAATGTGCTTACGCCAAGTTGGCGAGCCTTAAGGACAATATTTAAGTAGTGAGGCTTAAGAAGAGCATCCTGCGCCCAGTTAGGCTGGAAGTTAACTACTTGACCATTCTTATCTTTGATCTTGTAGAGATGAGCTAGGCGCCATCGTTTGTCGCCTAAGTTAGCAAGTACTTGTTCTTGTGTCAGTTCAGTCATATCCTAAGATTAATGACTAAATAAAATACTTTACAAGTTTTACGGAGGAGGGGGTGGTGCGGGATTCTGTATATACAGATTAGGGCCGGTAAGAGTCATCTGCGGATTGCCATCGCCTGTGAATGGTGTATAGTCTCTTCCATCGATGTAGTTGCCGTTTGCGTCCACTAGAATGAAGGTGTTCGTAGTGGGCAACGCGACGTAGTACAGGTTGTTGTTGAGCTGCTCCATACCTGTAGCATTTGCGAAAGGGAACTCCTGAAACTGCGTACACCGGAGCGCGTAACCCGGAAGAAAACCGTGATCATCTATCGTGACCACAATAGGTAAAGTGTTAGTGATGCTAGTAGGAGTATGATGCTCATTAGTAAAATGTGAGGGGCTGCTGTCATATCCATCGCCATCGCGAACTAATGCCATGTTAACCTTTATTGTACGCTTTTTTGATCGCTCTCCACAGATTCTTCGGCGCGTGCGGATAGTTCTCCACAAAGCTCTTCCTTAACCTTTTCGCTACAGTCTTTCTCATATTCAGCCTTAAGTAAATAGTTGTTTAAAAAGAATTCAGATTGACGGATCTGCTTTATCTTCAGGTGTAGAATGGTTGTATTGAGTTCCTGAACACATTTCGATATTTCAATGAAGTGCTTACGTGGCACAAACATTTGATTCAACACACACATGAATGCGATCCCGAAGCACAGTCCATAAAAAATAATCATTCCTATCTCCATTTTAATAGCGGGAGTGGGAGTCGAACCCACTGAAATAAGGTTATGAGCCTAGTTAGCCTCCAAGGCTTCCCGCGGTATTGTCAGAAAAGGGTTCGAACCTCTAACCGCATGAACCAAAGTCATGTGCTCTACCAATTGAGCTATCTGACAAAAAAGTCCCCTAACAGTGCGAAAAACTTCGCAATAAAACGCACCATAAGGGACAAATTTCCTGAGCTAGCATGCCAAGATGCCCTTTGACTGAATCGAACAGCCATCTTCTCTTTACAAGAGAGTTGCTCTACCATTAAACTAAAAGGGCTAAAGATAGTTTTTTCCCGGGCTACGGCTAGGTAACACTATCAAACTATGTCTGACCCTAGCAGGAGTCGAACCTACGTTCTCGGATTGAAAACCCGATGTTCTAACCATTAAACTATAGAGCCATAACACCCGACTGGACTCGAACCAGTGCGCTCTTGCATGATTTCGTCGATGCAAGCGATCTACCAACTGAACTACGGATGTAAAGAGTGGCTCTTTTTAACGTGGTAGCCTCCACGGATGTATATAAGCCGTACATCAACGCAAATAAGTGCCTAGGAATTGCACCTAGTACTGCCATCACTAGCGAACAGCCGGCTTTCTGTCTGCCCCGCACTCAAATGTATAATAGTGTAGAGAGATTTTTACTTCTACTCTTCTTTTCCTAATTGTTTGAGACGTTGCTCAATATATTCAATTCGATCTTTTGCGATCTCACGATCGTCATATGATTTAGAAAAGCACTTCATCCACTCTACCAATTTAGACAATCGCCATTCATAATCCTCATCGATATCTTCTAATTCTTTAAGATGATATTCTTTCTCTCTTTTCAGATTGCCAACTAGCTCTTCAACACACACATCCAAAACTTCTTTCGTTTCTTTCAATTCTTTTTCGCACATAAAACCCTCCCTGTTAAGTAAATCCAAGATAATCTCACGAGTGATTAACGTAAACACTTTTTTAGAATGTTTGCATTGTTTTGAAGATATCCGGATGATGGGTGTACATAACTGGAGATAAACATGAAAGACTTTTTGAGACTAATGATATGCGAACTTGTAAGTGCGCCTGAGAATGTAGTAGTTAATGAAATGGTTGGTCAAAACACAACCATGTTTGAGGTGTCATGCAATAAAGGTGACGTAGGTAAGATCATCGGTAAAGGTGGCAAGACCATTGAATGCATCCGGCACATCATGATAGCCGTCGCATCCAAGTCCGGAACGCGGATTAACATTGAGATCCTTGAATAGCTAATCTTTATATGGGTCATATTCTCTTATTACGGCAGTGAGGATCAAAATTTCTAGCGTCATTATACGGCTTGCGCTTTTCCTTGCCGGATTTAATCGCTTTTTCGAGACTCATCGCGCTTCCATGTACTTTCTAGTCTATAAACGTTAATCCACTTAAGCTCTTTATTTGCTTCGTGTGTATCTTTTATTTTCTGTGGAATTCTGGAATCCAAAAAATCTATAAGTTTTTGATTTATTTGATACCCAACAGGATAAGATGCAAACATATATGTGCTCCAACCACTTACGCCGTATAAGATAATTACATCTCGCGCTGAATCATCTTGAAGAATTTTCATAATACAATCCTAATTGGTTTATTCACAGGTTCATACTCTTCATCCATATGCGCAGCGTTGATGCAGATAGTATCCGGTTTGTCAGAGAAATTATGTTTTAAAGTCATTTGACCGTAGCCACCATGAATATGCCCAAACACATGCAGCTTGGGCTTCACGCGCTCAACAGCCTTGCGCAGCTCTTCGCACCCGCAGTGTTCACCATAACGGTTAGTATCGAGTATTCCCCAAGGAGGACCATGAGTGACAAGGATATCTATGTCATCCGGAATTAAATCCCACTTAGCTTTAATAGCCTCACCACGATCGAGCATGAAGTGCCAGTTGTAGAACGTTGGTGTCCACGGTGATCCCCAGATTTTTAAGCCTTCGTATTCTTCCATCGAGTCTTGAAGATAACAGCCTACAGAAAAGTATCTCCTAGAGACTTTTTCTCTTTGAAGAAATCCATCGTGGTTGCCGGCAATGATAATCTTCTTGGGATAATTCTGTTTCATCAACCAATCATTGAAGTTGTGATATTCCTGTAACATATCAGCCCCAGTCAAATCTCCGGCAACGATAAGAAGATCTCCTCCATGTAAAGCGGGTTTACATCCATGAAGGTCGGATATGCAATCGATTATCATTTTTCTCTCCAATAAATCACAAAAGGAATTCTCTTTTTGTGAATGAAGTGCCAAGGCATTAATTCCACATCATTCATAATCTCTTTCCTGAATCGACATTTAATCGGGCGAGAGAAACCTTTTGCAAAACATTTGTAAAATCCATTTTTATCAGGGATATGATCATCTACATGAATCCACTTAGTAGCTTGAGCTCTAACTTTTCCCATTCAACTTCCTATTCCTTTCTTAGTCCAATTCCAATAACCATAAATGTGGAAGCCTAGACTAACCAGACATCCTCCAGTTTGCACGATAAGGCCCATACAAGCGTTCCGCGTAGCCCAATAGCAGATACATATACCCCACAGCACAAAACACGCACGGCGACCCCTTACATTGAGCCAGCGTCCGAGTTTGCCTAGAATGGTGAAGGCAAGATCAGTCAGCTCGCCCATCTAACACCCTTGCGATTACATTCGCAATCTATCGCATGTTCACCACATCTATCGCATTCACCGCTCATTATGCCCTCGGAATTATCAAAATGTTATCCTTCACCCAACAGTATTCCCAGAAAGTCATGTCCGGATAGTGCTGCTTCACGAAGCCGTACTTGGTAGTGAGTACAAGTATGCTAATTATGCACAAAAGTATGATAAAAATTGTATAGAAAATTAGTTTCAATGTTTATTTCCTTGAGTTATGATTTCTTATGAACCGATTGTTTACATACTATAAACATCGATCTACTCTCTAAAAACAGCCGGTTATCAACTTTTCCACACTCTCTGAAGATGAAGAAGAAGTCTTTATATAATACTCTTCTTAAGTAGAGTGTGTGGGAAAGTTTATGGCCAGGGAAGGCCAAACTTCTTCTTAGTAATCTTTGCCATGCGCCCATCCGGGTGATGCCATACGATGCCTTCATATTCCATACGTGCCAATATGCGTTCAATCTCATCGTATGTACGTGGATTGTGGCAAATGTTGCAGTAGTTATGAATGTAGTCGAAAATACTATTCGTCGCATGTCGAATGAGTGCATTATGCCCAGTATTGTGAGGATTACCCTGCACTTCAGGGCCTACAAGCTCATAAGTACCATCGTCAAACCTGCCTTGCCCCCACGCCCATGCCATCTGGTGGTAGTAGTCCTTCATGGTAACAGGAATCCAATAGATATGTTGTCCGCGATCAGTCATATCTCCGCAGTGAATCCAGTCATTTTGCGGAGGATGCTTGCGCACGCGCTCAGTTTTACTTACAAGTTTTGAGTTATCATAACGCTTATAGAGCTTTCCATTGATCACCGCGCACGCAGACCCATCCAATTTCGCAGTAGGAACACCCTCGCCGTCGATAACCCACTGGCATAGAGGATTAACCTCGCGCGTGAGGATATGGTCGTCTGTAGATAGGAATAAAGAAGGAATCTTTTTCATTAAATTTCCTCATAATAAGCAATGCGTTTGCGTGAGATCATGAAACACGCAACGCAGCGGAATTTGATATCTATTATTTGTATATTGGAGTATTCAGCTTCACACGCGAACTTCCGGAGAGTCTGATCTTCAAGAGCATTCTCAAGATTTCTTACGATTTCCATCATCCACCCATCGCGCAAGTAGAAAAAACACTTCGTCTCCATCGTACCTCTAGAAGAAAGTTGCTGGATACATTTCGCGAAGCTCTTGCATGATGTTGCTCTCTCGCTTCTCGCGCCACGCATACACCCATTTCATGCCTTTCCAGCCCTGTGTTGGATCAAAACTAGCGAGCCCTATAAAGATGTCCTTTGCGCAGTAATTGCGCCCTATGGCCTCTACTTCGATGTTTACAGAGGGGATGGCATCGTGCACTAAAACCCAGCCATCTTCCTTCTTGTTCTTAAAGTCTTTGTATGAATTTTGCGTGTCGTACATGTATACCTCGTTGTTTTTCGCCAAGGTATCTATATAGATATTTTTTGGAAAGAAGAATTTTCTATGGAGCCGGGAGGGTGAAACGCATGAACTTAGTGTTCTTCCATGGGTTGTACGGTATGCTCTTGAGTGAAAACATCCGGACTATAATGTGCTTACGCTGCACGCGGGGAATGCGCTTGGCTCTCTTGCGCTTAGGAAGAAGATGACGAAAATCAACAACCCATGAGTCTTTGAGCCAAGATGGAATGCGGTCATCGGTGATAAGTTCTTTATACACAAACTTAAACATCACTCACCTCTAAGTTTCGCAAGCGCGATACGATGAGAGTTCACTTCATCACACACATGATTCATCATACGCCTGACTATGGAATTGTACTCCATGCGCTCAATGCCAAAGTACGCATTTGCCTTACACAAGTCCTCAAGGTAGCCAAGCACAGCCTTCCCGGCATCTATGCGCTTTAGATAGTATTCTTCAGTCGCCATTTCCATCTTCCATTCACCCTTTTTTTAGTGCGCACGCGCGGTGCCTTCTTCTTTAGTTGCCTCATAACCCGGTACGCTCGTCCCCATAGTAGGAACTTGATGCCTAGAGTTTCTATTTGCCTCATAGGATCATATCCACCATCGTATGGACGGTAGATGTACTCCTCGTATCTGCGCTCGCCATCGAGAGATTCTGCCCAGCAGGTTAGTATAGTCTTAGCATAATTTAATTGCTCTAGAGACTTCATCGTATCAAATAGCGGTGTAAACTCGATCCACTTACCTGCCCATACACCGAAGTACGGCTTGCCGTCAATGGTCTTGCGCTCGTGCTTCTGGATCATGGTTATTCGCCCCTAAGAATACATAATCTGTTTCTCAAATCCTTCAACTCAGCTCTTATAGTTTCAATAAATCCATTGTCACTGAGGCTACAACTCCATCCCATAAAATCCCCATATTGCTCCGATGTACTGAGCACGTAACCATGCATACTCTTCAGTAACTCTATCGCTCTTATCAACTCATCCTTAGATAATCTATCCATGTGCACCTCCGCGTACGCACACAAAATATATGGTAGAAATTTTTTCGCGAAGCACTATCTCGCGGGGCACATAATATTATGGTAAAAGTTTTTTTCGAATTTGCATTTGAATGTGACCGAGGGATTGATATATGTATTTCGATGTAACCGGTACCGACTAAGGATCAACTTCAAACTTTAATTTGCTTTCCTTTGGTGGTCGGCCCTAGGGGTGTCAAGTGCAACGTTGCACTACGAACTCGTAGTACAACGTAGGATGTAGGCTTGTGGATGGTGTGTGAGTACAGTGGGGTGTGAGTACTATGACTCTGCGGGGTTGGCTGTCCTGTTGAGGACGAAGTCGAATGCTGCTTTGGCTATGTCTTGCGTAGCATTAGGGTTCATGTCTTGCTCGTAACCGCGTGCGCGTGCGCGTGTCTTTAATAGAAATATTTTCAACGCCGTATCTTTTTCGTGTATTGCTTGATACTCACATGCATTTTCGAGTTGATCGACCCATGCTTCACGGGCCTGATCACGAGCTTCTTTAACCAATGGATCAGATTCGACGGCTCTATGTATGGTTAATCTAGTACATCCTATAGCCTCTGCAGCGCGCGAGATGTTACCATCATGTTTTTTCAATGCTTTGATCATATCTTCGCGGTTGACAGGATGTGCGCCGGGGCTGGGATCACGCGCCTTTTCACCGCGCTTATCTTTACCTTTTGGAAACCCGACCATAATACTTACTTTAAACTTTAATATTTACGTTTATATACACTTGTTAGCAACACCGTCAAACGCCCGGCAGGCTAAAGGCTCCAGTCGTCGCCTATGAGTCAAGCTTGATTATACTCGATCGTATTAAATACCCTTATTTTAGTCAAATATCACAAAACTACTCACTTAAACCCCTGATTATCAACCGCATACAATTAAAATAATCTTTAGTGTTGCACTTAATCTGTTGCGTATGCTATAGTATTGGATTAATCAAACAGTCTCGCTTAATCATTAGTGATAAGCTCGTAGCGTTGGATTAACACAAACCCTAAACAAACAAACAACAAAGAGAATGAGTATGAAATCACTTGCAGATTTAAAAAGAGCAATGCAACTAGGTACTAAATGGGATTGTTTCCACAACTATTATCACAAAAACATGGGTGTTCGCGAAATATCTATTGTGCAAAAGAATGGAGTTGCATTTAAAACAACCCGAGAGGACGGTACAACGTGTAATTCATGGTTTTATTTTCCAAAGGCAAGGGAATTAGAGTTTGTCGGCGATGATAAGGTGTTAATTATAGAAAATGGAGTGATATTCATGACATACGAAAAGATAGGTAACAATGAATAGAGAACAGATATTAGAATTCTTCCGCGATGATGATTCACTCAATACTTTAAATGAGTACGACCGTAGGGAGATTGCATTAGCATGTTTCTCTTTTAGTGATAAATTAACACGATTAGTTGAATTAGGATGGGATATTTTAGAGGAGGACGATTAACATGAAACTAACAGACAAGCAAATAAAGAATAGAGCTACACGCGAAGAGAATACACGTGTTTTTGATCACATGATGTTACCCCCAAGGGATATTATCGCTGAGTGTAGCGACGGTACATGGATAAAGCGAGCGTGGAGCTTCTTAAATAGCTTCGGTTGGGATAAATGGACTAAAGTTTAAGCCTTCTCTTAGCTCTCAATCATTTGAGGGCTAAGGGATCACCTTAAACCAACAACAAAGAGAAATACAATGAATAAAATACAAACACTTGCTCAATATTTAGATTGCGAAATAGATGAAATACACGAACAAAATGAGTGTACCTATACTTTTCACAGCGAGGAATACATAGTTTACACTGACGATGAAGCTGATAGCGCGTGCAGGGAATACATACAACAATCCCTTTGGTCATTCAGGCCTGAATTTATCGCTCATTACACTAAGGCCAGTGAATTTAATTGCTATGATGGACTTGTTGAGTCTATCCGTTGCGTACAAGAGAAAATGTGTGAAAGCTGCAATGGTATGATTGCTGCAATGATCGACGATATAGACGATTTTATAAACGATGCTATAAGCGCGGATGGGCGTGGACATTTCTTGTCCTCTTATGACGGTCATGAGAATGAAGAAGGCGATTATTACATTTACAGGAGGTAATTAATGGAAAACAATAATTGGATTCAGCACATGGAATTTGCGGTGTTAATGTTAACACTCATAGGCACAATGTACATGATAGACGGCAAGATAGAGCGTCAAGGCGCGCGCACTGATAAGTTATATAAAATGTTCATTGAAATAGTGAAGGGGAAATAATGGTTAGACTAAGAAACTATCGTGACGGCGAAACGTTCGCTGCAAAATTCCCAAACGCGAGTGATGATGATTACTTTTACATTACCTTGCAACCATATACGGATTATGACTCATGGAGTCCCGAAGCATTAGCAGGTGAAGAATATAGCTTGTTGATTGAAGTTGAAGGTATGATATTTGCCGTTCAGAATATAGATTTTGAATAAAACACCCCCTCTTACGAGGGGGCATAACCCTTTTTGACACAAAACAAAAGAATGTTAGATGAATAACAACTTTGAAATGACTATACAAAACAAGATACAATATGTCAAATATATGTTGTCGATACGCGAATCGTTTAGCGTGATAGCAAGGGGATTCGAGCGGTCGGAATATAATGAGCAATTGAACGAACTACGAAAAATGTTAAAGGAGTTAGAGGAAGAAAATGGAAAAAACCAAAGTTGAGATAATGGAAGAAATGCAAAGAGACCACATGAAAATGGTTGAGAAATACAAAGACAGAATCAATGCGACTACTTTTTCATTTTGGATGAGCTGTCTCACAATTGAAACTATGTATAACCTCATGGTTGAGCCCACTACTGATAAAATATTGCACAACTTAGAATTAGCCGTCGAAACGGTTTGTGAACAACTGGAGGCACAAAATGATGAATGAAACATTGAAAGGAGCACTTCTTCAAAACTGGGAGCACGCGCACGAACTAAACACATTCGTTGAGGCTCGGGTTTATGACCCGGCTTCCATTTGCGAGTGGTATCTCATTGCGATGAATCCGGATAACAACGATGAGATTGCAGCGATAGTATGCAAAGACACAATAGAATTAGAAATGATCAACATTAACGACCTTCTGACGACACTAAATAGTGAAGGCTTACCCTTGGTATGGGACGAACACTTTAGACGCGACAAGGGCCTAAAGATTTGGTCTAGGCTAAAGAAACAAAGGAACGGAACGTATGGATTATAAAGAGTGGAGCATTGAGCACGCGATCATCTACTTAACGTATGCAAAGGCTGTCATTAAGCCGTTGAATGAACATATCCACAAGTTTTGCAGTAAGGGCATATTCGACGAAGCGGAGCAAGCGCTTATCGATAGCTTACTAATCGGCATGACACGCCTTGACGGCGAGTTTATACAAGCAATCGAACACTGTTTACAGAGAACAGACAAATCCGACCACATCTTGTTAGCAATCAATCAAGTCTTAAAAGACAAAGGCATAGAAAATGACAATTCTAAAGAGTAACGATTATGACAGATTCCAATTATTGGATTGGAATAGGCCCATCCAACACGATCATGTGCTTGCTTTAAGAACGAACATGGAACAAGACGGATATGATAAAGCATATCCCATAAAAGTTTCAAGATCTCTTGAGATTATCGAGGGGCAACACAGATTTTTAGCTGCTAAAGAGGCTGGCGTCGAAGTGCACTATGTCATCACAGACGAAGAAGTGGGGCAGTCTATCTTAAAGCATCAAACATTAACTAAGTTTTGGCGCAAGGATGATTTTCTACATCACTGGAAGCAACGCGGAAACCCGCATTATCTTTCACTTCATCAGCTCATTACACGGTACAATCTTTCAATCGATAATGCTATCGGAGCATGTTTGAAAGGAGGGCGCAGAGAATGCAGTGCTAAAGCATTCATGGATGGCAAGTTTGAGATGCACTATTCATTGCAAGATTGCGAGGAAATCATACTCAAAGCAAAAACCATAGTTGATCACATAAAAATGTGTAGAGGGAAAAAGAGTAAATTCACGAATGCAGCGCGATTCTGGGAGGCGCTTTATCATTTCTTGCGAATACATAAGATTGATATCGAGGAATTTAACAGGAAGATTGATATGCGCGGAAGTGCTTTCAGCCTTAAATTGAGTAAGACGGAATATGTACAAATGTTTGTAGAGTGCTACAACTATAGCAGAAGAGTAGCTAAAATATGAAATACGTAATTGTAACGCGCATCAGCGATGTTCAGCAGCAGGACGGCACGTCGCCGGAAAGCCAGCTTGAAGACTGCCTTAAGTATATTAAGGGAGCGTCCTATATTCATTTTCATGACATAGGTAAGGGGGGCATCCCCCTTAAAAAGCGCAAAGTGCTACTAGAAGCTATATCTCACTTGGAAAAAGGGGATGTACTACTATGCCCGCGCTCTGACAGATTATCGCGCAATGGTGATACTATTGCGCTTATCAAGCACTTGGTGCAAGAGCGCGGTGGTACTATCGAGTATGCAGACGGCACAAAGATTGCATGCGGGGCTAATGCTAGCGACTGGCTGCAAACAAAGATGTTAGAAGTGCTTGCGGAATATGAAAGGCTAGTGCTCAGCGGACGCATCCGGCGCGCATATAAGCAAAAGCGCGCGAAGGGTGAAGCGATGGGGCGTGTGCCATATGGATACAAGATCATAGAAGGGTTCGTGGTCGAAGATGTTCAGCAGCAAGCTATTTTAGCGAGTATGCACGCACTGCGTGAGCAAGGGAAGTCGTTCCGGGAAATAGCGCAATTGCTAAATAGCCAAGGGCTTTATAATTGCTATAATCGACCGTGGCATTATCCAAACATTCATCGCATCCTAAAAAGGATTGAATCTGAACAAGGAAACCTTCCTGTCCACGCTTAACTTTCTTCTGATCGTATATCCACTCAATGCGCGGGTCGTCATCAGCGCGCCCGCGCTTAAGTCCGGGAATAAGGAAATCAGCCACCGCGTCACGCACCCACTTGAAACTAAATTGTAGGTTATCGCTATCAAGCGTCCGTGTCCCATGACGAGTGAGTTTAACCGTGCAGGGAAGTTGAAAAAGTGCGCCCTTAAGAGCGTTTTCCACACCACATCTCTGCTCTTGGTGCCGGCGTGCAGCTTTGATCCAATGTTCACGGATGTTTCCCTCAGATACAGTTTTTACCGGCACGAACACTTCAATCAAAGTCATAGAGATCGTCCAATGCGAGATCATACTCGCATCTTTCATTAGCTTCTTGAGCAGTCACCACAATCGCAATGTTCTTAGCCCATTTCATCGTAATGGGATCTTCTAAATTTATCACATTGTGCTTGTAGCACTGGTGAAAAAAGTAGACTGATCCCATCAAAACTTGCTCGGTGAAGTCGTAAATGTCATCCGGCGGGATGTTGTTACGCATCCATTCCACATGGAGCTTGTACTTCTCCATGACATCTTTCTTGTTCATTCACGACCTCAAAATATAAATGAAAACCTTCACTATCTTCCTCTTGATAAACTCGGGTAATCTTCCGACCCTTTCTACCAAGTGAATTAGCTTTGCTACAAATGTAATCTAACTCCGCAACTGTTAGTTGATTAACATATGCTATTGCATGTTCCCTAATCATGAGCCTCCTAAAATGGAAATTCTGAGTCATCACGGATCACATCCGGTGGTGTGCAATTTGGGTTCTCGGCTAGGAATTTGTCTACGGCAGTCATGATTTGATCACGGAATCTTTTCTTCGCGCCTTCACTGTCGAACGCAATTAACTCTTTATATTTCTTCTCGCCATCTTTTTCATAAACCTGACTTGGTAGATTAATCCACCGGCGCGCGCCTTCTTCGAAAATCATGACTTCGTGAAGCGTCATATGCCAAGGTTTTATGTACACCGAGCACGTGGCTAATAAAGATTTTTTCATTACAGGATTGATATTTTGAATTTCGATCATGACAACTCCAAATTTTGATTTGATATATTTCCACCATGTCAAAATCAAAATTTAAGTTACACACAAATCGGACAATTTCCTTGAAAAAAGTCAAAACTCATTTAAAGGCGTTTTAAGCTCCTAAAAAACATGGGGGGCTATGTTGATATGTCTTTGTGTAGATAATCGATTATAGGTGCGTTTCTGTAAGTTTAAACGCATGTTTGGTTGAATATCTCGTCACGCCATTTTGATTTAATAACTTTCTGATCAATTTCGAGGCTTTTGGTCATGAGAAAGACCAAATACGCCTGATCGAAGGGTTTTACCCCCTCGATCAGTTCATCAAGTTCGCCTAGAACTCGAAGGCGCGCTTTAATTAAAGAGTTTTTACTTCTTTGATTATCAGTCATTTAAATCCGAAAATAGACTAGATTTATTTTTGTCATTTGCTCTTTTTACCTCGACAGATATCTCATCAAGCTCTTTCAGGCACTCGCTTCGGCCGACTTTGTCGAATTGAAACGTCTTAAGCTCACCCATAATTCGGTTTTTGGCAATATTTACCTCTAGGATTCCCTGGCTTTCGCTCTTGTTGTAGTAATCCGGACGGTGCAGCAAGATGCAGGTGTCCGCATCCTCTTCGATGCTTCCGCTCTCCCGGAAGTCGGCAATCGTGGGGCGCGCTCCAAGTTTTGCACTAGATCGGTTGAGCTGAGCTAGGCACACAATGGGGATATTCATCTTCTTAGCAAGAGTTTGAAGACATTTCGAGATCTCGTTAATGGCCATATGATTGTTTTGGTGCTTACCACAAGCCTTTATTAGTGTTAAATAGTCGATGAATAATATTTCTATCTTGTTAACAATCAGCATCTTCTTAGCATTGTTGCAAAGAGAGATTATACTACTATCACGCATATATTGAAATACTATATTTGACTTTCTAAGTACTTGTGCAGTGTCCTTCAAGAATAAAAACTCTTCGTCAGTAATATCTCCACGGCAAAACTCTGAATAGCTCTTGTGAGCCATGATGCCTATCAGCTTATTGAAAAGCATCTCCACTGTCATCTCTAGAGACATAATGCCTATGCTAATCTTAGGTCCTAAACTCGCCACAAGGTTGAGCATAAACGTGGTTTTACCCATGTGCGAACGCGCTCCTATGTAGGTTAACGTACCTTTCTGAAACCCTCCTATCGTCGAGCATAGCTTATGAAAGCCAAATTCTAGACCTTGATAGAGGGGAAGACCGCGCTTTCTCCGGTCGCGAATCCACTCCATGTTTTGCTCAAAACTTCTCCCATCCCTCACATTGTTAGCTACTTGCTCGCACTTTTTAGGGTCAACTGAATCTTGAGTAGACAAACCCATAATTTGGTTTTGTAGGTCTTCAATAACAAGGTCAAATGGATTGTTGGGTATACAAAGGTTTTCCAACGTATCTTGGAGTATCTTTATAGATTTTCTTGCGTTAGATTTCTCTTTTAATTTCTTTACGTATGAATCATAACTATCTATAGATAAGGTACTTATGTTTATGATGTATTGATCCGAAAGCTCTCCCATCATTTTGTTTATGTTGCAGTAGTTTATCACTTCTCTCGTGGAGAAATTGGGGTTGTAAGCATAGCAACGCTTGATCGCGCAGAAAAGCATTTTGTTCTTAACATCATAATAATCAGATTCATCCGTTTCAGAAGTGATGATGCAAGCAGCTTCATCGCTCCAAAAGCACGAGGCTAAACAGCACTCTTCGGCGTAGATGTCATGGGGCATTGTTAACATTTTCGATCTCCGTTTTGTATTCATAAATTGATTTTATGTTGTTGTAAATAAGGCCTTTAAGCATTTCTGGTTCCTTTTCCTTAAGCGATGCATCATCCACAAAATCCACGATAGCCTGCCTGACGCTAGGTACGTCGAATTGCTTGCAGAGTTGCGTGATGCGACCGGGTGGGAAAGGAAATTCGTTTTCTTGAGCGACGCGGATTGTTTCTTGGATTTTAGCGCGAAGCGTTGGATCCATTTTCCGTTTGGCTGGTTCCGGCAACTTCTTCGATTTCGATGCCGGGATCTTCGACGAAGGAGAAGATATATTCTTAACTTCTTCTTTAGTGGTTTTTTGTTGGTTTTTTGTTGGTTTTTCTGCTGGTTTTTCTGACACGCAATTTATGTCGTAAACATCTGTGTTTATGATAGTTGCAATAGTTCCCTTGTTGGTTTTTCTGAAGGTTGCAATTTGGTAAATGTGTTGGATGCGATGTTGAGCTGCCCTGTATCGATGCCGTGTTAAATGACACGATTCAAAATCACCAATTAAAGCTTCATTTGGCTTTAAATCGTGCTTATTAAATTTTGAATCTTGTCGAAGTGCGCGAAAAGCGATTTGAGTTAAAAGAAGAAAAACATCTAAATCTTTTTCAAAAAGATCTTCGGCTGCGCGTTGTAATTTAATAAATCCTGAAGACATAGCAGATTCCGTTTTATGAAAATTAGGTGGATCTGCTATAGTGAAAGGTATCACTCGTTCACTATGAACACATCCATTAAAACCCGGGTCTACAAACCCGGGTTTTAACTTTTCTATCGGTACTATATTATTTCCTTCAGTAAATTGCAAAGACATATCACCTCACTAGACTGTTAAATTGATAATTATTAAAAACATGACTCTCACTTAGTTATGCGCAAGAGTTATGTAAATTCCTCCATCTAGTGGCAACCATTCCAAAACATTCTCTCTTGCGAGTTCTTTTACCCGCCTGCGGAATGTATTCCAGTCCTCGGACATATCGATATCTATCGCATTTCGCGAAAAGAATATAATTCCATCTTCATTTGCTCTGTTGATGCATTGTAGGTACACCGAAAGTGCTCTAGGACAGTGTCTGGAGATTCTTTCTAAAACTTCTTGCGTGCAGATAGCGGCGATGTTCATATACACCTCATGTGAAATATTTGGAATTGCCACACACTAATTTTAATATTTTTAGTTGTCATCCTAAAACTTACATGTTAGTGTAAATTAAAATTTTTAATAACATTAATCACAAGTCGACTGCATCATGACAGAGCCTTTAGATAGAACGAATTACCTTCGCGTTACGGAAGTGCTCTACCCCTTCAGCGGACTTGCTTGTGTTGATCCAACCGTGCTTCAAAACGCAGCCGATCGCGGAACGCGGGTGCACAAGATATGCGAAGGAATCGCTTCGGGAATGGGAGAACATGGAGTTACGGATGATGTGTGGGGATACGTTGAAAGCTTCAAGCATTGGTGGGGTGAAGGTCGTGCGGTGGTCGAGATGGAAAGACGCTTCTGGGATGATCAACTATGTATTACCGGACAAGTGGACTTCATCCTCAACACTGATAAAGGTCTTGTCATTTGTGACCTCAAAACTTCATCAGCACCTTCTAAGACATGGATTGCGCAGGGATGCGCCTACGCTTACTTGGCTAAGGCATCTGGCTATGACATCCAAGGCATCGAATTCATACACCTTAATAAGCATGGGAAACCTCCAAAAGTCCACTCATACGATTATGACGAGGATTTTTTTTTAGCTATTTTAATGACCTACCTACACTTTTTCGCAAAAGGCTAAAGCATGGACAGAGAAAATACTCCAAAAGCAAACAAAAACTGGCTGCAACAAAACTATGTACCGAGAAAGGATTTTGGTGACCTTGACGAAGAAGAAGCGCTTGAACGCATGCGCAGCGACCGGGAGCGCGAAGTATGGAGCGCAGCCTACAGTGAATTTAATCCGAACCTGAGGAAATAAAATGACAATAGTGAACTATCAATCGCCTACGAGCAATTTAGTGCCTACAGACCATGAAATGATGGTCTTTCAAGTGATGGCCAAACAAGCTGTAGAGAGCAACATGTATCGCGGTGTCGGTGATAAAGCCGGCGTGATGATGGTAATGCTCGCAGCGCGGGAACTGGGTATACCTCCCGTTCAGGCATTAAATGGGGGTATCAATCTCATTCAAGGCAAAGTCGAGATCTCCGCGCGCATGATGTCCGCAATGATCCGGCGTGCCGGGCATTCTATGCAGATTGTCGAGTCCACGGATACTAATTGCACACTAAAGGGAACGCGCCGTGATAATGGAGATACAGCCACTATCAGCTATAGCATCGCAGACGCACAGAAAGCCGGTCTGGTGAAGGTTGGAGGTTCTTGGCATAAGATCCCTAAGGATATGCTATTTGCGCGCTGTATGAGCCGTTTAGCGCGTCAGCTGTTCAGCGATGTTATCGGGATCGGCTATGTAGAGGGTGAGATTAAGGAAGCTATTAAAAAGCAGGAGTCTTACGACTCCAATGCGGAATTACAAACCCTCCAGCAGCCGGCAATCCCCATCAACATTCTATTAGGGGATCTTCAGGAAATGGTTGAAGATGCTGATAAAGAACTGATTGTGAAGTATGCGCGCACTGTGCAAGAACATTTTGGCTGGACAGAGGAGCATACACTTTTGGAATTTCTTCTTGATAAAGATCATACGCTAAGGAAGTTTGAGGCATGGAAATTGAAGCAATAAAACAGTGCACGATTTGTCGTAAAACCGTGAAAGAGAGACATCCATATGATCATAACGCCTGTGTTCCTTGTGGTGAAAAGTATTTTAAAAGCATTAAGCCTGCTCTTACTCTTGATATGGAAGGTTTGACGCCTAAACAGAAGTCGGAAGTAATCCGTGAATGTATTAAAGATCATATGCATAAAGAGAATATGTACCGAGCATTTACACAGGATGCAAAAGCATCCTGTTATAGAGGGTACTTAGAACATACCGCTGTTAAGAAGGGTTTTTCTTAAGAGATTGAAACACTTCAGAAATTGCATCTAAGGATGCATTTCTTAAGTCATGGTCTTTCACATACTCGTCACCGAAGTGCGCACTCACTTGATTGATCGCATTTAATAGCGATGCGATGTGCGATAAGCCTAATTCATCTTTTAGTGAGCCAAATAATTTATCAAACATAGGTTTCTCCATTTGTTTTTTTTCTGCAAAGCACTCGGATGAGCGCCACAATTTACTCTTAGCATATTCAAATAGACTCATTTCTTCTTCCCTCCGCGTGCCTCGCTGTATGCGATCGCGACGGCTTGACGTTGAGGCTTTCCGGCTTTCATTTCTCTCTTTACATTCTGACCAAAACCTTTCTCAGTCTTAGCAGCTTTACCTTTGACTAATGGCATTATTTCTTCCCTCCGTAGTTGTGCTTTCCGGCTTTCTTTGTGATTGCAAAGCCTTCTTTCTCTGTGTCAGGAATATCCTGCTTCTTAGGGTTTTGTACCTTCATGTCTTTAGGCGAGGGTTTTGGGCCTTTCTCTGATTTTTTCATATTAAACTTTTGGTAATGGGATTGAAATCTGCGGCGAGACAGTAGGTGTTTCTGTCTGTGTGTCTTGAATAGTGTCTGTAGCAGTGCCTTGAGTATGCGCCATCGACACATTGTAAGTACAACTTGCCATTAATGCGATGAATGCTAATAGTATACAGTTTCTCATAACTCCCTGAGGTAACATGTTAAAATTATTGTTTGTCGTTTCTGTATTGTTTTCATCTAGCAATTTATTTGCAAGCAATGTTGTCTACTGGCTTGAAGAGGCTTGTGTTTATTATGGAAAAGATGACCATTACCATCTATGGGACGGATATCATGACTATCGCATAGAGTATATGTCGCACGATATAAATAATTGTGAATGTTTGTCTACATTGCGATAATGTATCAAATATTTTTTAACCATTAAATGCAAGATATTGAGCAGTAAATCGAACGTCATATGCTCCGCTTCCACCTATTTGAGAATTTAAAAGCAGGTTGGATGTGCTGTTATTGTAAATGAATTGAATAGTGTTACCAGGTGTGGTGAAACGCGTGTCTCCAGTATTAACATAACAAGGCCAAATTTGATTAAAGCCACTTGGATTGACTAATATTCCAACGCCACACGGAGTAAATGAGTTGATTCCCGGATAAGGAGTAGATAAGTTTGTTGTGACACTCCCTGCACCTGCATTTGCATTCCCTGTATAATTCATTAACACATAGACCATTCCAGTTAAATCTATTTTATAAATATATGTCCTATTTGAAGCATTACTTGGAGCAGTTCCTCCATTTGGTAAAAAGAATGAATTAGCCACCGCATTCATGACACCTTGAGGCATAGTAAAATATATTCCTTGTTGGAAAAGTCCTATACCATCAGTATTTCCTAAAGTTTGGATAGCCCAATCATTTGTAGACGCATTTCCTGTTTGCATACGGAAAGATCCTACAAGTACGCATGGATTACCGGCATAATTGGCTACTGTCGGTGCAGTTGGTGTACCAGTATTGATATCTAATAAGAAGAAGCTGTTCGGCGCTTGAGAGACGATGGAAGCTGATGTGTTGATTAATCCACTTGAAGGTGCACTCGTACAAGTTGGATTTAAACTGATTCCAAACGCCGGAGCACTTGCAGGCGTAGAATTTAAAATCGCATAAAGAAAGAAAGGTCTATCTTGATTCCAATTATTTCCTGTGTATTGATATGGATACCATCCCGCGAATTGAGAAGATCCGCTGTTATAATCTAAAATCTGATACGGTTGAACTATCTTTATAGATAAAATTTGACCTGGATTTGCACTGCTTGGAATTGAAACATATGCAGGATTAGTTGAACTCAGTGTATTTCCTGATATATCAGTGATCTTAAAAGTTCCGGCAGAATACGTCATACCAAGATTTTGACTTAAACCATCATCTTCCGGTGAAGATGCTTCTTTCCATGAAGGTGGCGCACCGGAATTAGCAGTGAGCACAAATCCTGGCGTAGCACTATTTGCAAGCCAAGAAGGAACACCACTATTATTGGTAATCAAAACACCATTATTACTCGTTGTGATAACTCCCATTTGACCTTGATTAACTCCAGCAGCAGTATCAGTAGTGACTAAGGAAGCACTTGAAACAGTATTTCCAACAATTCCAGCAATATAGCATGAACTTTGTTGGCCGTTACCTGTTCCTTGAGTACCAATCCGAATAACATGATTATCCGTTGTTACCATTCCATAATTCGATATGAGTATGTTTGACGATTCAGCACCTACATAAGAAGATCCAGCTAAAGCGCCAATTATTACATTGTAAGATCCGGTCAGTAAGGAATTTCCACTTTGACTACCAAAAAAACTATTTGAATTTCCTGTCGTCAATAAACCTGCTGATTGCGTTCCAACAAGGCAATTGTAGGTCCCTGTTGTCACATTAGGTCCTGTAGACGCACCTATCGCAACACAGTCCCCACCACTCGTTAAAGCTGTCAAAACCCCATAACCAAGTCCAGTATTTCCGCTAAATAAAAGAGTGTTATTACCTGCGAAATTACCGATTAGGGTATTTAAACTAGAATCTGTTACATTTAATTTTAATGTTGATCCTGAACCGGTAAACTGTATAGATGATCCGGAATTATGAGTAGATAAACCTGTAATGATATTCCAATTTCCTCCCGAGGGAGATAGTGCCACGCCATCATCACCAGTTATTGTCTGACCGAAAGCAGTAGAAGCTATACTTCCTAATTGATCGGCCTCTGTATCGATAGTTACGATGTTAGTGTTAGAAACAGTAACGCCTGCGATGCCGGCAATGTAACATTTATCTTGCTGTCCATTGCCAGTGCCGGAAGTACCTATCCGGATCGCATTGTTTTCTGAGGCTAACCCAACGTTAGATATTAGGATGTTAGATGTTTCGTTGTTAAAGTATGCTGATCCTGAAGTGTATCCAAGGGCTATATTATAACTGCCTCCAACTAAATGATTCAATGTTAGTGATCCGATAGCAGTGTTGTTGCTTACAGTCCCGGTAATAGTTTCTAGAGATGAAATTCCGATACCGATGTTACCTGATCCAGTAGTAAGGGCAAAAAGGCTCCTGTGACCTACACCAACATTGCCTCCAGATCCACCTGTAATTGTATTGAGTGAGTCAAAACCTACTCCTACGTTAGCTGGAGAACTCGTTATTGCCGCAAGACATCCCATTCCTACGCCAACGTTGAATGTTGCCGAAGTAATTCCTGAGCCATTCGATCCTAATATTAAATTCGATAATCCAAAGTCCTGTGTCATAACAGGTGTAACACCGGTAAACTTTACTGTAGTGTTTGCTGTGATAAGATTGATGAATCCGGATGAACTAGGTAAAACCTCTGTGCCGAAATTATCAATTAATCCAACCACAGTTCCAGTGGCTGCGCTAGTGAATAGTTCCCAAAAAGCGACGTTAGCCACGATTTTAGTGAGTATCCACACTTCACCTTCTGTCCCTGTGGTAGGCTGTTTTCCCACTTGCCACAAACTTGTGATTATGTAATACTTCCCTGTTTCCGGCTGTATTACATCAGTAGAAGTCGGTCTTCTGTTGCGAGAAACAGTTGCCGGATAAAAGACCTGAGGGCCTAGATATTTTGTAGGGGCGTGTGGACTTGGCATATTTACCTATGAGTTTCTTAAGCCGTAGCAAGTTATTGTTCCTGCTGCGATATTTCCTGAAGACATTAAAAAGTTGAAAGCATTTGCTCCTGTACTTCCGGCTTGTCCACCTATTACTCCCATGCGTGGAGTAGATGTACCAGAATCATAATAGGCAACATTTCCGTAGGCAAATGCATCCGCACCAACATTACAATTTCCTATTGAGAATTTACCATTAGCCGTTTTATTGGCATCTCCGCTCGGCATATTTCCAGTCAGAGAAAATGCAGAAGCAGAAGTAGAATTGCCCCAAGTTGTGCTATTGTAAGTTGCTGCGTTCATACCAGCTAAATAACCAGATGTAATCCAAGTCGATCCACCATTGTTAGAAATTTGGCAAAGAAAAACTGCAGTATTTGTTCCTGCTTGAATTCCCCAGAAAACAAATACATAGGTCGAATAGATATTTGTGTTGGTTGTAAAGGCAAGATTTGCTGAACTAGAAGCTGTCTTAGATTGTATCAAAACCCAGCTAGCACCTATACTTGCAGAACTTTGAAAAGTTGGCGCTGAACTTGTGCCATTTCCCGCTAATACCTGAGACGCAGTTCCATTTGCTGTTGAAAAGGTAGCAGTTCCGTCAAACAAGACAGCTCCAATTGCACCTGCTTCATTTATTGCATTAGCTGGAGTTGCTACCATTATGTCACCGTCCAGGTTCCTACTACGTTCTGCGCAATCCAGGACGTATCAGCTGAGCGATATACCAAGGTAAGTGCATCTCCTCTTTTATTGCTTGCGGCTGTTCCAGCTGCTGCAGAAACTGCGTTTCCAACGCGAATAGTCTGCCCTGTGTTTGCTGTAATGGTCCCTACGTTTGTGGCATCCATGATAATTGCGATGACGTTTCCTTGAGCAGGAGAAGCTGGCAACGTAATTGTAGCTGTTCCTGTGACAAAATAACCGTTTCCAACTGCCGCACTGAAACTTGTTGTTTCGTCTGTCCAGGGCATCTGTGTGAATGGTAGAGTTTGGTAGGATGGGTTAGACGCGTTTCCCGCAGACGTTAGAACCTGTCCTGTGGTTCCTGTTGCGATGTTAACGATCGCATTTCCAGTTCCCCCAACAAGAGTGTTATATTGCGTTGTAGTGGTCGCGGTGAATGTAGCTGTTCCATCGAATATCGGAATCCCAGCTGTTGAAATATTTAGTGCGTTAGCTGCCGTAGCTGCCATATAGACCTCATGAGATTGTGATTGTCCCTTGAGGGGACTTGCTTATAAAAAGATTGAAACCCACATAGATCATTTCTACGTAGTCTCCGACAGTATTACTGTTTGCTGTTCCTGATCCCGCTGTCGTAAGTGCTGCTCCAATTCTCATTTGCTGACTGCCGTTTTCGGTAATTGAAAACTTGGAAGTATTGCTAATTATAGTAAAACTTTGTCCTAAGGTAGGTGCAAGGGGAAGTATGAATGTAACTAAACTGACTCCATCGCAGATATATCCATTATTTGCCACTATCTGAATTGGATTTGTTGGGCTTACACTCGTGACAGTTTGCCACACAAAACCACCACCAGACTCGCTGATAGTGATTGTATTTCCTGTGGTATCGACTGAGATGCTTCCTATGCCAACTATATTCATTAGATGGTCTACCGCTGAAGCACCAGTTCCAGTATTACCTTGAAAATTTATTGGCACATCCGGAGGAAGAATAGACTCTTCTACTGTGAGTATTCCAGCTTGACTCATTTATCTAATTCATGCCTGTGTAAAAGTAGTTTAATATTCTCAATTTTTTTATCCATCAGAAGCATCTTGGTTTCTGTGTTTGCAGATCTTAAGCATGCGTTCTTTGCATCCATGCATACCGGATCAAACAAAGAAACTACTTTATTCATAATCTCGCGCTCATCAGGAATTGATATGTTTCGTAATTCCTCAAGTTTCTTTGAAGCTTTAGACTGAAATTGGTTTAGTTTTTCATCAAAATCTTTCGATAGGTCTGAAATTTGATTCTGAAATTTGGTCGCTATATTATGAACAATCAGATCTATGTCTCTCACTTCTTTTGACAAGACCGTCATTCGTGTTTCATTGTTCTGAATGTATTTGAAATTTGAGGTAACCTGTACGCCTTGTGCAAAAACATCCGAACGAAGACTTTTTATTTCATTAGACAATGAATCAATGGCTTTTTTTAATAATTCGATCGACTTCATAAATCCAATACAATTGTCCGTGAGTACTTTAATCTTCTCTTCAGCATGATCGTTGATATCTTCAATCGCCGATAGATCTTTATGAAACTGTTTCAGAACCTCTTGGAGATGTAAAATATCCCTGTGACAAACTTCAATGCCTTGATATTGATTAGCATTAATAGCTTCACAATCATTTACATGTTTTAGAAAAACTTCTGAAAGTTTAACAATAGCTTCTTTTACCTTTTCAGCCTTTTCATTCACGCTCTCTAAGTTTCCTTTAGTATGCGCATGATCTATAGCTACATGATTAGCTGTCGCACAAACTTGTTCATGCTCGATTCTTCTAACCATCAAAGGCAATAGAGATTCTAATGCAATTAATCTTTGCTCTATTGATCCAGCTTGTTCTTTTTTTTGTCCAAAATGCATAATTATTTCCCATAAATTGTTTCGATATAGACAGCGTTTTTAGATGCAGCAGTAGACTGTTTTACATAAAATTGTGTTTGAGCACTTATGTAAAATGATGCTCCGAAATCATGATTAGCGCTAATATCGTAGAGCACGAAAGATGAAGCGGGTACAAACAAATGATTATCAACTCCATCTAATGAGAAAAACATATCTCCATCAGTGTTATTGATAATCCGGAACGCGTGAGCAGGAAATGCAAGGGGTGTTCCCACTGCTGCATACGTACCGGATATTCCACCAAAGGCCACGCTTCTTATAGGCTCGAATAAAGCTCTTATCGATTGAAGATTAGGCATTGATAATCCACCAGTTAAATGTTGATGTTTCATTGCCGGTGGAAGTTAAAGTAAATCCAGTCCCATCCTGTGCAGTAATGCTGACATTACCGGGAGTGCCGCCTGTTGTTGCTCGACAATAGAATACTTTAGCTGTAATGCTGCACGCCGTTGTGGCTACAGTGACTACGCCGGGTGTTCCGGCCATTACTCCTGAAGTTCCTACTGAAGCGTTAGAGCCTGTAGCAATTACAATTTTATTCCCCGCAGTCGCCAGTGATAAATTGCCGTTTGTCGCAGTGATATTCCCAAGCGTTGCCGTTAAAGTAGTTGTGGCTGTAAGCGATCCGGTGACAGCAGTGTTTCCTGTGGCATTACCAATTCTAGTTGCCCCTGTACCACCTGTACCGATTGTAGTGATTGCAGCGCCGGAGATATTGATGTTGGTAGTTCCAACGATGTTAGTCGCAGCAAGCGTGCTTAAAGCTGTAACGCCTAGAGTAGTACTTACAGTAACAGGGCCAGTGATCGCAGTTCCGCCTGTTGCATTCCCAATGTTCGTTGCTCCAGTTCCACCAGTGCCTATAGTAGTTATACCGGATCCGGAGTTGTTGATGTTCACTGCACCTAGAAGAGTAGTACCTACAAATGTAGCTGTACCTGTGACTGTTAGATTAGTGAATGCGCCGGTATTTGGTGTGACTGAACCAATTGGAGGAGGTGTAGTAAGGTTCGTTTTCAATGTCAACGGCGTGACGATCTTGTTGTTTACTGTACCTGTGTTGACTTCTGCTTGTGTGGCAAGGGCTGCTTTACCAGCTACTGAAGTCGTTGCAGCCGGAACGTTTCCACCGACTTCTGAGAGTTTGACTATCCCGGCGACCGTCGCTGTTGCGCTTCGTCCTTCATAGCCTGCTTGATTAATTTTAGGCATACATATGTCTCCTGTTATAAAATTATAATTATATAATTTTAGCTTAAAAATCCATGATCTTGTTGGCTTGTTCAGCTACCTGAATAAGCTGTAGCATTGTCTGATAGATCAGTTCTTTTTTTCGTGCGGAGTCCATATCTAACGCTTTGACTTCCTTCATGAAGTGCATCATGCGCGTCACAGCTTTGTAGGTAGGAGTTTGTCGGACTTTATTGTATTTCTGATTTAACTTTACGGCTTCATCTTGACGGCCTTCCTTCACAAGTTTCTGTATAGTCTTATGCACTTGCTCAGTAGACTTGTAGTTGTCGAAGAACTCCCGGATGGGTTTAGCGCTCATAGTGGGATAGTCTGTGTAAAACGACTTGAGGAAGTAGTTAAGGTCTTCTGCTTTAAACTCGTCAGTGCCACCGATGATCTTATAGGCTTTGTCAATGCCATCTATCAACGAAGTGCCCAGAGCTCCCGACCATCTATTCACGTAGTTCTCTACGACAGCCGGACGGAATGTGTTCTCGTCGCCGAATATCTTAGCCAGGCCACGCGATAAATCTACGAACACTTGAGTGCCTCTCTCGTTGAATTGCTCGGCAGGCAGTAATCCTTCGCGTCCATATGGCACAACTGGTGTGTTAAAAAAGAACATCTTGTTAGCCCAAGCTTCCAATGCGGGCGCGACGGCTGTAGGGATGAAGAGCCTAGAGGTTGTGTAGCCGGCTAGTGTTTCCTCGGCGAATGTCTTGAATCCTTTCGGGTCTTTATCATGTATAGCATAAACGGCTGCCTCTATAGCATTTCCAAGGAAAACACCAAACTCTTGAGTCTTAGGTATCTTAATGATAGGAGCATTCTTCTTATCATCGTAGAAGGGAGCCATATCGACGTTGTAGAAGCTATCCTGCTCCCACTGAGCCTGATTGCGCACGCGCTCGTTGTCGGCATTGAGCATTGAGTTTATCAGTGCCGGAACGCCGAAGTAGCCTATAGCGCGTAAGTAAGGAACGGCTGTATCTTTAAAGGTGTAGTTGCCATTCGCATCTGTTTTAGGCTTCATGTACTTAACGAACTGAGCATTACCTTGAATGAAAGCATTCGAGAAGGGGACGATTGAGTTGACGACTTCCGCGATAGCACCTTTCTTTTGAAAGTCCAGGGTGATGTTCCTCGCAGCATGTGCAGCTTCTTGACGTGTAGCGCCTTTCTCTATCCCTTTGCGAAATTCTGCAACGCGGGGAGCATTCTCAAAGGCGTGGTTCCATTCCTGTATCTTCTTTAAGCCTAACCAGTTATCTTTAACAGCGCGCTTGAAGAACCCACGGTCTTTCGCCTTTCGCATTTGATCAATGTTCTTTGACCAAGCATCTCTAGTCAGCGAGCTTGCCGATGAATAAGCACCACCACTCCGAACAAACTCTTCATACCAAGCATCTTTCTTGAAAGCACTGAAAGTTCCGCGCACGATGTCCGGAAGAGTGAGTCCATACTGTGATGTAGTAAGAGCATGCGGGATATCCCTAATGAATGCTTTTGCCATATAAGCAGGTGTTATAGTAGCCCCAAAGCGAAGCCCTTGCGCTGGATAGCTCATAAGTTTCATGAGTATTCCACCCTCGCGCGCTGTGCCCAAACCCTTGATAGCCTCATAGATAGCTGGGTCTACAGCATAGGATTTCTTCACTCCATCCTCGAATACATTGACGGTGTTCTCACCTTTTACAATTGGATTCTCTGTGAGAACCTCGATGACTTCAGCCGGAAGATCTTTGAAGTATTCGACAGGAAGACCCTTATCTTTAATAGATTTAAGCAGCTCTTCCTTGGACTTCTTAGGTGTAGTGACTTCTTCAAACAAGCCCTGTGCCGCAGTTCCTTTCGCATCTTTTGCAAGCTTGCGCATCACACCATTTCGCTCGCTCATCGCAACTATCAAGGCTGAGTTATTGTAAGCTGTTTGAATAGGATCGAGTATGTCATAGCCAGACTCCACATTTGTACGCGCTTTCACTGCATCTTTGGGTTCCATTCCACCTGTAGTTCCAAGTCCAGCTCTATTCGAACCTTCTACTACTCTATAAAGCGGAGCGTACATCTCGTGAGAGTTAACCATCTGATCATATGACTTTTGAGAGATCAATTGTGCATCGCGGGCGAAGGCTAGATTATCCTTCATGTACTCAGTAAATTCATTCCCAAACTCTTTGAACTGCGGGAATTGTCTCTCCGCCTGTCTCATTGCTGCGACATCCTGAATATACTTTGCTGAATCAGTCTTTCCTTGCTTACGAAGATCTTCTGACCGCGTACGCGCTGCTAAGTAAGCGGACGCGTCTTCGTAGTTATCGATCACAGGTTCAACTATTTCAGACAAGCTCTTCCCTGTCTTCTCGTTACGCCTTCCATCTTCAGAGTATTTAAACCTTCCTTCAGTTGTATATGTAACAGCCGCTTCCGCAGCGCCGGCATATACTTCCGCATACTGTTCAGCTTGAGGGGAAATCTTCCGGATAGGAGCGAGTTTGCTTAAGAAGTTTCTCTCAAGAGATTCCTTGTTGAAGATCTCGCCAATTTTCTTCTTAAACCATTGAAGCGGGGAATCTGGCCTATCAAACTTAATCTGCGATTTAACGAGGTCTAGTGGCGTCGCGTTCTTCTGCCAATCAGCATATTCAGTGCTTGCCTTCTGTAATTCTTTAGCGCTCTGGGGGAACGCCTTACTCCACACATTCTCCATGTACTGCGCAACTTGTGGAAAAAGCTCACGTGCCTTGTTAGGATTCTTAACATATAGCTCTGTAAAATCCTTGAAAGCATTCTCTACAGTCGCCGTATTCCTTACGCGATCTCTTGTAGTACACGACGTCATACGCACCTCAAATCTATGCCCATTTCTTTTAGATCCGCAGTCATCGCTTCGACAAACTTACGGCGTCCGGAACTCTTCTCAATTTTATCCAACACATTCTCGGCGATGGAATCCGCGCTCTTCTGCACGCGCTCTACGTAGTCCGCGTTCCCCTTAGTCTTCGCAATCTCATCGGTAGATTCTTTGATGGTCTTCTTGGATCGTTTCTTCTGCGCAGACTTTAGCTCTTTAACATCTTGCTCCGCGCGCGCGATGTCACGCCTGATAAGATCCTTTACGGCGCGTGGTTCTTTGGCTTGGAGGGATTCATTCAGTCTTTTGTAAAGCTGCTTTACATTGGACTCTTTCTCTTGAATCGCGGAAGTTAGACGCTGTTCTAATGGCTGACGCATTTGTTTTTCAGTCTCATAAAACTTGTTAGCCTTCTCCTGGACTTTCTCTTGCTTGCGCTTTAAGCCCTCGATGCGACCGCGGATTTTCCCTGCGAGTTCGGCTTGTTTTTGAAGAGCTTTTTCTTTTTCTTTTATTTCTTGAAGGTGGGCTTTGTTAGCTACTTTTTTTAATGGTTCAATTCTCTCTCGAAGTTTGTCCTTGAATAGATCTAATTTAGCTCTTCCTTTTTTAATAGAATCTGTACGAGTTTTTAGATCTTGTCTTAGTTCTTCGATGAATTTTTGATCCTCGGCATTCTTTTTTTCTTCACGAGAAATCCTTTCTTTTTTAGCTTTTTCACTTAATTCCCTAATCTTCTTTTCGCGAATCCCTTGTTCGGTATACCTCTTTTCCTTTTCTCGCAATTCTCGCTCATGAGCAGCTTTAGCTTCTTTTGTCTGGAGGATTTTATTTTTAGCTTGTTCTTCTTGAACTCTCTTTAATTCCTTGAGATCCTTTTCCGCGCGACTCTTTAATTCTTTATGCTCTGCGGCAGTTAAAGCTTCTTGTTTAACTTTTAACTCTTTGATCCTTTGCTCTAGATCTTTGCGTAATTCCTCAGCAAATTTAGTGTCTTTTTCCGTCCTCTCCTGTAACTCTTTAGCCTCTATCTCTTTAATACCTTTCTCTATGCGCGCGAGCTCTTTGCGTTCCGGCTCAGCTTCCGCAATACGGCGCAGTCCACGCTCGAATTTCTGTGATAGGTTTAATTTTTCCGGCTGTTCGGGAGTTTCAGAAGGAGTTTTTTTTGGTTTAACCTCGAATAATTCCTCTTCCGTAGCCTCAGATAATTTCTTCGGGCGTTCTTTTCCAATCCTTTCAGCTTCAGCCTTCTGCTCAGGAGTAATAGGTGTTTCCAAGTGCTTAGGGTTGTATTCCAAAAGTAATTGTTCTGGTGGTTTGCCAGTTTCTTGGTGTTTCTTGAACATCCCCCGGATAGCTTTATCACCGAGTTTGAATCCACCGAGTGTAATCAGGTTATCCCGGAAGTCCTCAAAGGAAAGCTCTCCATGCCCAATCGCTGCACCGCCAACAGTGAAAGCTCCGGCTTCCAAGATCTGTTCGGCTGCTTGCTTTGAAAGTGGAGTGCGCAGTAGCTTGTTGACAGCCGAGTTGTTAAGCGCAGCGCCGAATAGAGGTTCGGCCATCTTAAGGGCTGACCCAAGCACAGCGGATTTACCGGACTGTACAGCGACATCCTTCCAGTCATCGAAGCTGAGAGTCGTGTCACCGCGTTTGATAGCCTGAAGGTAGTTGTTGTATATAGTCTTGACGGCGGTATCATAAGCGAATCCCGCGCCCGCGCCAACTACCGGCCCACCAATTGCAGTTCCAGTAACCAATCCTGTACCGAAAACTGGAAAGCTGGCAGCCATGTTAACGAGAGTTTCTACCCCATCACGCAGCCAGTTAGGGTTCTCTTCTTTGTATTCTTCGGCAGCTTGTTGCTCTTCAAGAGACAACCCTTGGCCGAGCAAGATTCCGGATGACGAACCGCGAAGACCGCGCTCTATGAGATTGGGTGTTTCGGGCCCCTCATAGCGTGAGATGTCCTCTAATACCGGCTGATTCTCAGAACGTTGCGTGGGAAGATCTACGTGTTGCCTCGGTTTAGGCCGTTTGATCATTTCTTACCTCTGTATTCTCTATTTCTGCGGGCAAGTTCTTTTACTAAGGAACCCACAATTTCAGCCGGATCGTCAGTATAAGTTTGAAAGAAATCTAATACCTCTAACTGCTCTTCATCGGGGACGTTATCGAATTCAATGGTGTCTAATACGTATTCCATTGCCTTCTCTTCATCCACACCAAGCTTTTCTTGCACCACCCCTAACAGTCGGTTGTATCCAAAGGCATAATCTCCGTATTCCATTAACTTAATAAAGTCATCGACTTCTTTCTGATTTCTCTTTTGAAGGTAATCTTTAATCTCCAGTTCCTTAATCTCTTCTTTGGACGGCTTAATCGTTCTCCCGGTGATCTCTTCCTCGGCTCTTCTTTTGGCTTTTAGAGATGCTTCCCCAGAATCTACATACATTCTAGTAAGAGCTTTCTTCTTTTTAGGCTTAGGTTCATCACGATGAGTATCAAGATATTGACGCGCCTTAGCATCTACATCTTCGGCAGTAGCCTTTGGGCGACCGCCAGTTTGCTGTTGAGGAGCTTGAGGAGCTTCCATAGGTGCAGCTTCGGCTACCTGTTCCTCTTCTTTATCGAAAAATCCTGGAGGAGCATGTTTTTTCAACTCACCACTTAAATTTGCATATGCGTCATCCTTTTGCTGTTGAAGTCTTTCGATAACTTTAGGATCGCCGAGTCCTTGGCTTTTTGATAGGTAAGTATTCAACGCCTTGGATGCTTCGCGGTACTTTTCTCCATGATACTTATCGATGAATCCTAGCTTCTGCTCGTAGTCGGCTTTCGTCACATTCCTCTCGTATTGATCGAGCTTCATCTTAATGTCGGCATTCTCAATAGCTTGATCTCTTTCGCGCTTACGGCGTTCCGGGCTTAGTCCTTCCGCTTGCTCAATGAGTTTAAGCTTCTTAAGAGGATCTTCTTCATCGCGATAGCCGCTCTTCTTAATAATATCTTCTTCCCTTCGGCTAGTATCGTTGCGTTCGAGAGTTTCGGTAAACGATTTGCCAAAATTACTCCACGTCTCGTTTGGTGTTGGAGATAGATCTAAAACTCTTGGGCTTGGCATGTTATGCTCCCGGAAATAATTGGTTAGCTGTGTACTTACCGGCAGCGCCACTCGCTCCTCGCAAGAATCCACTGAATGGATCTTCATTTGGCTTTTGATAGTCAAATGTTGTCATACCAAGAGCATTGTTAACCGCATTAGATCTTCGGTCGTTAACACTGTTTTCTTGATTGAATAGGTAGTCTGTCATCTTCGCATTGAGATCATTCTGCGTCATCCTGCCACCGCGCTCAAGAGCTTGAGCTGCATATGAACTATTACCAAGACCTTTGCTCCGGAACGCGCCTGTGATCGATGGAACGACGTTCTCCTGATAATTCTCGTAAGCCGGACGCGCGACGTTCTGCTGGAAGTTCTGCGTAGCCTTCTGAGGATCAAACTTATAGAGATCCGCTAAGGGGCCTTCGCCGTTAATTCCGGCGTTGTAGTCCTTCCATAGCTTTTTCTGATTCTTATCCATAGTGGAGCGTTTCTTAGCTTTCTTGTTGCCAAAGATAGAACTCCCGATAGTTGCTGCCCCTAAGACAAGTGGCGCCCATGCTACCATAATTAACTCCTAAGTAATTTGCTTCCACGTGACGGAATTTGTTGTAGAGCGCGATGTCATGATCCACGCTGTATTACTCTTTTGATTTACCCATAAATCTCCGATGTCCAGGCCTGCATTTATAGGATCGCTTGCAGGAGGATCGAAGTCGGAAACCATCCGGGTGGACTTCGTATTAACCGCGACGCTTATGGAAAAGTAAGAGTCATTAAGTTGATTGTATAAAGTCTGATTGATGTTTTTAAGCTCGCTTCCCCAGTTGAATCGCCTTGATAATCTAGACATTACACAAGTCTCCCGGTTGGAAGGAATCCTGGCATGATCGCGTGAATCTGCACTTTCGCACCTGCTTGGTTATTGTAGGCTAAAAACTGAACGAAGCGCGCTGTCTGATTGATCCACACCTTGCACCACTTCTTAACACCGTTTTCCTGATCGTGGCTCGTAAGGTTAATTGTGAAAAAGTTCTCGTTGATCGATTCGATAGAGATGGGATACTGAATGTCATTCGTGAAAACACCCACGCGCATGATCGCATCAGTCGGTGTTCCATCTACATTCGTGAGCGCACATCCGGATGTCGTTACATAGAAATAGCACCATCCGCAGCGGACTTTTCTGTCAGAATTAACAAATGGATTAAGCTTCTTAGTAGAGGAAATGAACTCTATGACTTTCGACGCTTCGCCAGAATTCGCTGTGTAAGCTGAGAATGTGAACGTATTCGGGGTGTCGATATTCATTTGGAAGCTATAAGAGCTAATCACCTGAGTAATCTGTCCTTGCTTACCATTGAGCTCTACTGCGCCTTGAATGCCAGTAAGATAGATTATATCACCAACCTGAAAGTCTTGGAAGTCTGTCACCAATGTAACCACATCGCTCAGCGTTCCGGAAAGGCTCCATATGCGCACCGGATAGTCTTCGCTCTGCGCTTCATTAAGGGAAACAATCTCACCATGATGTCCACCACCGATTCCAATAGGTGTTGCCTTCTGGAATATGAAGCTATCCCATGTGCTGTAACGCACAGCCATCTCTTCCCATGAGTCAAAGATGATCAAGTCATCCCATGTAACGCTACTGGTTAAGAAGAAGTTCCCCATGCAGCTAAGCGGAATGCGGTAGATTGAATAATTATCCTCTTCATAGTTTGTGATTAGAATTCGATCACTTTGATTAACATCTTCAGCTTGAGGACTTGTAGCTGTGACGCTTGGGTAGATCAGATAATGATCACGATCTTCATCTACTTTTCCGGCATTACAAAGATTAAAGAAATTAAGATCTATGTCTTCAAAAGTAAATCTAGGTATCTTATTATCAGTCCTATCCACGCTATACCCATCACACCCGATGTAACCCCTAGCAGAAAGACCTACAGTATCGTTGAGGTAAGAAATCGTACCATATTGAGCACCTGTTCCACGTGATCCATCCAACTTTTTGAGTTCGAAAGGAACTGCATCGTTGCCGGTATACTTCATCACCCAAGTGGAATTCTCTGTGAAGATTATTAAGTCATCACGGTTAAAATCCGCGCTATTAATGAAACTATCATCGCTAATATCAATAAGACCTGCCCCGGAGATAAACACTTCGTCTCCTCCAGGATTTTGGGCTTGAATAGCGAAGGTGTCTCCAAACTCTCCGGTTCCGGAGATGAGAATTCTTTTCCCATAAGTTTTACCTCCGATGCGAGGAGCTAATATAATCAAACGATCTTGCATTTGAAATATATGCAGCGCTGTTTCAATTGGATCAGTTAATGGAGTGTAGTCGATTGTGATTGTTTGACCAGCAGTAAGTGCGCTGTCAAAGGTGACTGTGATTGCACCTGTAAGATAATCAATTGTCCCTGAACCATTACTAGTGGCATCAAATGCTCCAAACCCATTGTCAGTAAGTGTCTTACCATCAGTGGTTTCTTTTATAATAACGGAGCCGGGAAGCACAGGAACAGGAGTCGCCCACGAATAAGGGCCAGCACTTATGGTAGTTGGAGTAAAAAATGTGGCTGCAAGTATTGGTGTTCCGGCAACTGTAAAAACTGGATAAGATGTTACAACATTACCATCGTATTGCTGAATCGCGTCAGAATTGTTAACAAATAATAATCGTTGTTGGCTACTAGGGGAATCGTAGTTTGTCCATGTAAAGAAGTTGGCGTTCGTTCCAGTAAATAAATATCCAGGGCTTATGTCGTCTAATCTATTAGTGATTATGTTGTATCTATTAACATATTTAGTGTCGGCGACGATTAACTCTTTTATATCTAGAGAAGTGTAGTAAGTCATCACGCCCATTACCGGAAGCCCTTGATGAACGTCTATCTGTAGAGTGACAAGATTCCCGGTAGCAGGAGCGACTGTGAATGTGACAGACTGTGGAGTGGCAAGGTAGGTATTGTAGTTTATAACACTATTTATTGTGCCGTCCGATCCAGATAGAGTTCCACCAAGTCCATTATCTTGAATGATTTGCACTTGAACAGGAGGATCTGCTGTTGTGTTCTCTTCAGCTCGGAATCCACCTCGGCGAAGCGCTTGTATGGGATTTGGAGAAAGTAAGATAGAGGGAATATCAAAAGTAAATTCGGTAATTATATCATCCGGCGTTTCATTGGAGTCAATACTCACCGTATGAACCATCCGGGATTCAGTGTATGGCGACCCACCGCGTTCCCCATCAGCAAATTGATCAAAGCCATCGCGCTTTTGCCATACACCTCTGTAGACGTAGCCATCCAGCAAGACATCCTGCGCGTCTGTTGGCAGTAGCCAGGGCTGACGTTCTCTGTCATAGCCGGTCGCGAAGTTGCTAATCAGAAACGGCTGATAACTCATAAGTACCTATAGAGAATGCGGAAGGTCACTAATCTTGTAGGGCCAACTGGAAATGAAGCATAAAGACTTGCAGGATCAAGAGTTCCATTGGAATAAACTGCTAATCCGGTGTTTGGGGCGACAAATAAAGCTAATGCAGGATTCGGACTTTCAGCTGAAGCCCCACACACGCCTGCGGATTTCACATAAAAAGCCTTCCCTGAAATTAACCCTGTAATATTTGTGCCAGTAGCCGGAACGTACCACCAGATTTCCCCATAAGTATTGTCGGGAGGTGTTACAAAGATTGTAGCTCCGTTACCTACAGATACTGCGTCTCTGTGAATCTCATTAAATCCTAACATAGATGTCATTACTCCATCCGACGGCTGCCTAAACCAAGGAATGCTATCTCCATAGACATCTTGCTGTTCCCATGTAATAGGATTAGTTCCGGACGTCGGAGCATTGATTGTCGGATCAGTAGCAGCCGGATCTATTGCACCGGAGCCTTGATCTATCCAGTGGACTGTCTTGTGGAAACCATCATTGGCAGCCGGAGAAAGATTAAATTGATGGTCAGCACCGATCATTGTCTGAAGACGCGCCATGTTATCCCTGTTCTCTTGAGGGAATAAAGCCGGCGACTCGGCGTTGGCAGGTTTTGCTGGATTAAAGCTCATGTATCACCATTGTGGGGCTGTGCGACAGGTTATAAATTGTTGCCATGTAACGGCTTGAACAAGTCCTCGGTACTTCTTAAACACCGGCATTACTTCGTTGTAGCGATCCATCTCGCCATAGTCGGAGAAGATATCAAGTGAGGTTCCGTAGGCGAGGTAACGATAGAGGTAGTCAAAGGGAATATTCCCATTCTCAGGCAGCGTCAACTCGTACTTATATGCCTGAATCTTAATGTAATATAGCTGGTCTGGGGGACCACGAAATGTGAGCTCGTTATTAAAATAGAGCACATCGGTTGGCCGTTGAGGAGTAAACTGCTCATAATTTGGCCACTTGTAGTAGAATTGCGCAGGATCTTGATACCAGAATAGTGACCAGCTATTAGGGTAAATAGGATCGGGTTGTGTGGGCCCGGAGCAGTAAGCTGGATCGGAAATAGTTGTATATCCAAGCGCTTGTAAATCAACCGGAAGAGGGTTTAGTGTGGTGGTGTCAATCGAGAACTCCCACCACGTATAATTCTTAAACAGCCGGACATCGATGCTCGATTGATTTACAATGAACTCATTGAGATACTCAAGCATGCGCGTGTCAGTAAAGAGTGGATCGCTAGCGTCCACTCTCCCTGTCGTATTGCGCAGAATTTCTATAACTCTTGCGGTCGTAACCATTAGTAATCCTCTACTCTCTGTAATGAGAATCGCGCGCGCTCGCCAACTTGTTTGGTTTCAGTGATGTTCTCTCCACCATTTTCGACTTTCACTTCTCCAAAGATGGGAACAGCAAGCTTGTTAAGAAACTTAACAACTGGTTTGGGTAAGTCGTATGTTTGTCCAGGTTTCAACTGCCCACGCCAATCAATATCTTTATTTCTTATCCATGTCTTGAGCACGTTCTCTGGTTGATCAAAACGCTGAAATTTGACCTTTACCTTCTCGTGGTACGATTCATCGGGAACCTTGATAGGATACACAGGTTGTGCGTGTTTATCGAACTGGCGGGCCTTTCTAAGCGCA